AACATATTTGGAGCGCCTACTGGTTGCAAAACTTGATGTTCAGCAAATTGTAAATTAGCCATGATATCTTCTCCTGCACTTGTCATAGCTGGCATAACTCCTGTTGGTTGTGGATTGGTACTACTAGGTAGTGTTCCTATTGCCATCGATGTAGCTGCTTGGTTCATTGATGCTGGTTCAATTGGCATATCTGCATTTGATGTTACTTCTTCTGACTTGATTTTAGCATGCATATCATAACCTAATTGTAACTTTGAATATTCATTTTCATGACCATTCAAGGCATCAACAAACATTTTCTTATGACTCTCGATTTCATCATTGACGATACGTATGCATCGTACATGCCATAATTTTTCGAAATCCTCCTTCGAAATTCGTGAAATTGATGGTTGTTTCTTTCGTAACCATTTATTAAATCGATTCTTAACGAATCCAGTTACAACAATACATTCCTCTGTATGATACTCACCGTAACATATATCAGAATTTGCTTTTACTGAACTTGCGTCGACTTCGATTACAATCCTTTGTCCTTTAAGTGATAATTTCTCTAAAAGAGCTACAGTTTCAATGTCGAGTTCCCTGACACACTTACCATCGACAATGACGCGTCCTTTGACTTCATGATCGAGCATAGTTTGTAGTTGTTCACATGCTTCACGTTTAGCTTCTTTCTTTGTGTGTGACACACCCGTGCCAGAGTACGTTTCATCTGCGATGGCTACTTTTGCTAAGCATGACCATTCTAAGGAATGATCCATCCCATCGGCATCAAATTCAAATGTTGGTGGTTTTAAACCGCGCTTCTGGGTGTACTCATTTAACCACATATCTGCCATTTTATTAAATAAAGATACTGAATTACTCACGTTTTTATTTTTTTGACTCAAGAGGTTTTCCTGTTCCTTAAAAACAGGACTTGATCGATATCCTCTAATATAAGCAACGAATGTTTCTCGTGCTTCTTTATATGGAATGAAATCAAAAGGTACATTAAACATACCACATATATCCACTGCTGCTGACCAGCATGCATTGTAATAACTTTCGTCATGCAATGCAGCTTCAAGCAAAGCTGTGAATATATTTGCTTGTATTTGTGGTTTTGTTAATCTATTATACCAGAAAAGAATTGATGTTACTGAATCCTTGCTCAATTTTGGAAAATATACCATTGGTTCTATTTCCACGTATGAGCGTGAACAAAATGACACTAATCCTTCTGTCTTTGATGGTGTTTGAGTTAATCCATATGTAGCTGCGTCATTAACGAGATCATCATTAGTGATGTTTATTACATTGGAAATTTTCCTAATAGCATCATCTCCTAAAATTCGAATTACACAATTGTCCATTATTTCTTTATACGTTGGAAGTGATTTGTAAGTTTCATACCACTTCTTACAAAAGGAATACCATGACACTTTTAGGACTGTATGACAATTCATTAGTGTTGTTACATATGATCCAGAACAGTTACCACAATCAATGAAATATAAATTACCATCTAATGTGTGTAATCTGTAAGTAAGCATTTCTGCTATTGCTGAACGGACATCAACTGGATGATGTCGTAATGCGCATTCAACAAAATCATATATAAGACACTGTGGTGTTGTTTTGTCGAGAGCTTTAAAATCTGCATTTAAAAACTCACCTTCAATTGCATTGAAATACAGCATATGTGCTGTAGCATCCACGAATGGATTCGTTCCAATACAAAACATTTCTGTTTCATGTTTTTCAATGACTTTGTCTAACATAGGTCCAAAGAAAGTTTTTAAGACCATATTTAATGACAGATCTAACTCATTGAAAAGCCGCACTTTTCCCTTTTCCACTTTATGACGCGGCAATAGTTCTACTTTAGCATTGTCTTTTGATATTATTAATGGTGCAACTCCTTGTTTTATTGAAGAAACATACATGTGATAATCATGCTCAAGCTCTCTTCCGGCACTTGTTTCTTTGTTAATAACGTAAAATGGTTTTTCACCATTTGCATTTTTATTAACAAATAGAATATCTGGATTATGTGATGGTCTTTTAGTCATTATTTTAAAATGTTTCTTAAATTTTGGTCCTGCAGATGTATCCATTTCTATTCCCTTCAAATTACCGCACCCATTTATCACTTCATGTAACTTCAATTCAATGGTTGATTTATAATGAATATCATAATATGCCTTAATCATGCTTGTTACATAATCATCGATCTTCTTGTCATATGTATTTAAAGTTGGTAATTTCTCTGCATATTTTACTGCTTGCGAAAATAAAGGATTTATTTTATTTCTA